AAAATTATTTTTGGTAATAAGGAACTAGGAACATACTATCCAAAAGTAAAAGATAGGATTCAATACGCTGAAGATGGAGTAAATAAAGTTGCAAGAATTATTAGTGTAAGTACATCTAGAGGAAATAATCCTATACTTCATACAGCGATAGTACGACCACAATAATGGCAAGAAATGATTTAAAAAAATTTTTAAGAGATTTTGACAGGGTTACAAATGATGTAGCGTTTAACGCTCCAATGGAAGCTGCAAATACTGTAGTAAACAAATTAAAAAAGATTGGCCCATCCTGGACAGGTAGATTTAATAACTCATGGGAAATAGCCACTCCGATAAGAACTTTCAATGCTAAAGGAAGAAAAGCAAAAGGCGAAGCCGTACCTTTAAAAATTAGAACATTAAAATCAAGACAGAAAGCAAAAACACTAAGAGCATCTAAAGAAGCAATATTTACTATTCATAATGTGGCTTCTTATGCAAATCAAGCAATAGACGTAGCTCCTTTCACTCCATTTAAAGTCCCGCCAAAAGTAACATCTAAGCCTATTCAACAAGGTATTAGACAGGGTTATCGAGGTTTAGACGAAGTTGTAAGTGATACAGACGCAGATGTAGGCAGACAAACAGGAGCGTTTATAGGTCGTGCAACAGCACCATTAGATTGGTTCAAAACTTATGCAAATGGTGGAGCGATGAATAAAGATGCAAAAATGGGGTATAACAGAATATATAGAAGAGTAAAATGAATTATCAAGGAATTAGATCAAAATTTGAAGCACCTATAAATACAGCTTATGCTGCATTAAGTCCTGCTGTACCAGTATTCTTTGATAATTTTGGTGATGTAGTATCGGATGCTGACAGCGAATTTGTTTATGTAAATATTCAATTTGGATTAACAACTGAAGTAGGATTAACTTCTTCATTAGATAATGTAAGAGGAATTATTACTGTCAGAGCCTTTGCGGAAAAGGATAAAGGTCCAGCCAGGAGTCAAACATTAATTAATACAGCCTTTACAGCGATTGAGACACTTAATAATACTGGACAACCCACAAGTGGTATTTATGTAAGAACTGGAGAGGTAACTGGCCCTACATTTGATACTGATAGACCTTTCTTTGTATCAACAATCGAAACAAATTTTCAAGCTACAGTAATTTCTTGAATCTTTGTTGTAATTCACGCTATCCTATAGACATATCGGGTAGTACCCGTATGTTCAAACCTTAGAATTATTAATCATGGCTACAGTTCTATCGGGTACTTCGGGAGCGTTATATTATTCTCCTGCTGGTACAAGCTCAACACAAATTGCTGCGTCTGACTTCCCTGCTGGATCAGGTGGAGACACAACACAAATTAATGTTGGTACACAGTTGGGTTTTAGAGCAAACGATCCAATAACACTTACTTATCCATCTGGAGCAACAGTAACTAACGGAATCGCTGCTGCAAATGCTAACTTTGTAAAAACTTATGATGCTTCAACTGGAGAAATGACTGTTTCTCAAACAGTAGGAGGAGCAGCTTTAACAGCTTCAGCAGCAGTTACGTTTACTACTGGTACGTTTGCCTCTATTGCTTTTTCAGAGCCACAGGTTGTTGGATCTGTAAGAGAGTGGAGTTTTGAAATAACCAGAGCAGAAATTGACGTAACAAGTATTGGTCAAGCTGTTACTCAAACTGCACCATTTAGAACCTTTATCTCAGGTTTCGCTGATGGTAGTGGTTCTGCTAGCGTTTACTCAACAGATGATGACACACTTCTATCCAGTAGAATGGTTGAAGATGTTATTCAGCGTGTTCAAACTGGTGCAAAGGTAAGATTGTATATTGATCGTCAGATGAGTGGTGCTAACGTAGATCAAACAAAAAGTAGATCAATCTTGGCAGATATTATTCTTACTTCTGCAAGTTTCAATGTAAACCCAGATGACGGACAACTTGTAGAGATAGCCTTCAGACCTAGTGCTGCTCCTACATTCGACTTATCTAAGTCTGCATAATACTATATTAGTATTTATCAATTATTATGAACCTCGGTCAATCCGAGGTTTTTTATTGCATAATGAAGTACACTAATAAAAGATAAAATTAATTTATGGCAACCCAATCAGCACTAGACAGACTAAGAAAAGCTGCAAACCTTGAACCTATTAAGAAAGAAGTTAAATTATCTGATGGTTCGATTTTTGAAATGTATGTGAGTCCATTAACAATGGCAGAAAGGGAAAGAGCACAAAAACAAGCCAGAAGTGATGATGCAAATGCTTTTGCTCTTCAATTACTTATGAATAAAGCATTAGATGTAAATGGTACAAAATTATTTAATGCAGGGGAGATTGATGTATTAAAGAATGAAGTAAAGGATAAAGATTTACAAAGTCTAATGCTTGCTGTAATTAACTCAGATGAGGAGGAGATAATCGACCCAAAAGATTAGCTGCTGAGTTAAAAAAAGATAATTTAATGATGCTGCAATTTGGGGTGGCTAAAGAATTAGGAAAGAGCTTAAGAGAAATAAGGGATATGACTTTAGATGAGCTAATTGGCTGGAGTGCATATTTTCAAGTAATTAATGAAGAACAAGAAAAAGAATTTGAAAAAGCAAGAATAAAAAGATAAGCTAGAATAAAGTAATATTAACGCTGTAATCCGTGGCATATCAGGCACAGATAAATATAAAAACTACTGGATTATCAGGTTTAAATAAGATAAATGCCTCTGTAGATAGAATTAATAAAGCTATTATTCAGATAAACAAGGGTGGGAGTAAGATAAAAGCTGGACAAACTGTAGTAAAAGTAAGTCAACAAGATTTAGCAATTAAGCAAAAGATTTTAAAAGTAGAGACTGATATAGCTAATCAACTACAAAGACAAAAAAGTTTACGAGGTAGAGGAGGTACTGGAGGAGGATCAACAGGCACGGGAGGCACAACAACTGGTAGAGCAGGAGGAGGAGGAAGTGGAATTTTATCTGGAGCATTAATTAGTGGTGCTTTTCCTGTTTTGTTTGGAGGCGGTATCGCAGGAGGAGCAGCAGGATTTGGAGGAGGATTAATTGGTGGAGCGTTAGGTGGTCAGACAGGTGGATTTGCAGGAGGTCTTGTTGCTACTGCTGCACTCCAAGCAACTACAGCATTAGGCGAATTAGGCCAGGCATTAAATCCCTTAACGGCTGACATAACTAAACTTACAAGTGCTGTAGGTTTAGCAGGAACACAAGAACAGTTGAGGCTTCAAATTATAGAACAAGCAGAGGGCAAACAAGCAGCATTAGCAGCAGCAACGGCAAATATGGCTAATGTTATAGGAGATTCGGGAGTTGATGCCTTAAAAACTTTTGGAAAAAACTTTAATGCTATCTCTAATAATTTTGCTAGGTTCAGTTTAAAAATGCAAACTGGCTTTGCTAAATTATTTAACAGAGTAATTGAATTATTTCCTGCCTTAAAAGGAGATGGAGGTTCATCTCCTGCTGTCAATGAAGCTGTTGAAAAAAGATTAAAAGCCGAACCAGAGGGAAAGGATCTCGCTGAGAATATTAAAACTTTAAAAGAAGAAATAACTCGTTTAGAACAAGCAATTACCAAAAGGCAAAATTCCTTCATACCTCCAGAATTAGGTTTTCTTAGAGGTGGAAGCACACTATTTCCCTCGCAAATAGATACTAAGGCTATTACAGCCGAAAAAACTGACCAGGCAACACTTACGGGTAAAAAGGATGAATTAAGCGTAGAGGAAGAAAAGTTAAGAAAACTAGAAGAGCAAATTAGAAAAGAAGAAACAATAAAAGAAAGAAAAGCAACAGCCCTTAAAGCACAGACATCAGCATTAAAAACAACTGAAAAAGAAGTAGAGTTATTGCAAGCAAAGTTAGATGGTAATTTTGAAGAAGTACAAATAAGACAAAAAGTAGATGAAATAGAAAAAAGTTTACTTGACAAGGGAATTTTAAAGGAAGATATAAACAGAGACACTATTCAAAGTTTACTAGAACAAGAAGCAAGTCTAAGTAAACAAGTTGATACAGCAGAAAAATTAGATAAGGTTTTTAAAAATATTGCAAAATCTATACAGAGTGACATTCAGCAGGGCATTAAAGGTCTTATAAAAGGAACATCTACACTTGGAGATTTACTAAATAATGTTGCTGATAAATTCCTAGATATAGCTTTAAATCAAGCTCTTTTTGGAAATATAGGAGGAGATAGTGTAACTGGAGGTTTGTTTAAATTCTTAGGCTTTGCAAACGGAGGTAGACCACCAGTAGGTAAACCTTCAATAGTAGGAGAAAAAGGGCCAGAATTATTCGTACCAAGATCATCTGGAACGATTGTGCCAAACAATAAACTTGGAGGTGGCGGTAATAACAATGTTGTTGTTAATGTAGACGCATCAGGTTCAGATGTTCAAGGTGATGATGCTGGAGGACAGGAACTTGGTGTATTAATAGCTGCTGCTGTTCAAGGAGAACTTGTTAAGCAACAAAGACCTGGAGGTTTACTAAATAGGTAATGGCTACTTTTCCTAATTACAATCCACAATATTCTGCTACAAAACGTAGTCAGCCACAGCAACGTATTACACAGTTTGGCGATGGCTACCAACAAAGAACTACTTTCGGTTTAAATCAAGATCCTAAAGTTTGGAATCTTACTTTTAATGTTGATGATGAAGATGCTACTGAAATAGAAACATTTTTAGAAAATGAAGCTAAGAATGGTACATCATTTGATTGGTCTCCTCCTGATACAACTACAACATTCAAATGGATATGCAAAAGTTTTTCTAAGGAAATATTTGAATTTGATCGAAATAGAATAACAGCTACTTTTGAACAAGTATTTGAACCCTAATGGCAATCCCAACTTCTGCACTACAAGAAATTAATCCTGGTTCAATTATTGAACTCTTCACGATTGAACTAAATACAGCTTTACATGGTTCAAACACCATATATCGTTTTCATAATGGTGCAAATATGAACGCAGACGGAGAAGTTGTATGGGCTGGTAATTCTTATTTAAGATTTCCTATTGAATGCACTGGATTTGAATTTGGTTCAACAGGAACTTTACCTAGACCAAAGATTGCGATAAGTAATATTTTTGGAACAATAACAGCAATAATGCAGGACATTAATACAACAACTGTTGGCAATGATCTTAACGGTGCAAAATTTACAAGAATAAGAACTTTGGCACGTTTTTTAGATGCGGTTAATTTCGCTCCAGAGACAATCACTAGCACTTCAACAACTACTGTAGCCGATCCTGCTGATGGGGAAACTGTTACATATACTGTTACAGTAGTTCAAGATTCTGGTGGTGCAAATGTTTTTGCAATAAATGGAGTTCAAAAACCAGTTATCACAATGAAACGTGGATCAACTTATATCTTCAATCAATCTCATAGTTCTAATGTCGGACATCCTTTAAGAATAAAATCTGATGCTGGTGGACAGCAAACTACTGTTAATGCAGGAACTTTAGGCACGGATGCAACTGTAACTTACTCTCCAGCTTATCCCTCTGCTCCAAATGATTTGAGATACTACTGCACAAGTCATGGAAATAATATGGGTAATACAATTACAATGACCAATCCAAATACAATTCAGCAACAAACAACTTCATCGTCTACTACACAAACTAATCCTTACGGAACACCTGATCCAACAGCAGAGTTTCCGCAGGAAATTTATTTTTTAGATAGAAAAGTTACTGAAAATAGAAATTTAGTTACATGGGAAGCTCAATCTGCGTTAGATCTAGTAAATGTAAAACTACCTGGGAGAATCGCAACTAAAGATTTATTTCCTGGTATTGGAGCGTTTAGAGGATGACTTGGAAAGATATTGCTTTACAACACGCAAAAAAAGATGCACCGCATGAAGCCTGTGGTTTAGTAGCTGTCTATAAAGGAAAAGAAAAATATTTTCCCTGTAAAAATCTTGCTGAAGATTTAGAAGATCAATTTGTTTTAGATCCTGATGATTGGATAAATGCAGAGGATCAGGGCGAAATTGTAGCTGTATTTCATAGTCATCCAAATCATCCTCCTACACCTAGCCAGGCTGATCTTGCCAGTTGTGAATATTTAGACTTACCTTTTTACATTGTCACTCCAGAAACATCAGATTGGTATTATTTTGAACCTTCTGGGTATGAAAAAAGTCTAATTGGTAGGGAATGGGTATGGGATATTCAAGATTGCTGGAGTTTAATTACTGATTGGTATAAACAAAAGAAAAATATAGTTATAAAGCATTGGAAAAGACCGAAAAGCCCAAAAGAATTTTCTGAATCTCCTTTGTTTGAATACGGTCTACCCAAAGTAGGTTTTGTAGAGATAGATGAGAATGATGAGACAGAAGTTGGAGATGTTTTACTTATGGATACAACTAATACAGGCAAGTTAGATCATGTGGCTTTATATGTAGGAGATCAGACTATCCTTCAACATTGTGTGAAAAGACTTAGCTCTAGAGAAACTTATGACCAAAAATGGATAGAATGTACAAAGAAGAGGTATCGCTATGCTCAGTAAAATAAAAGTTTACGGCAGACTAGCTCGATTCTTAGGACAACGTACTTTTGAAGCTGAAATAAATTCCACAGTAGATGCAATTAGATTTTTAACAGCAAATTTTCCTGCTCTGCAATCGCACATGATAGAACAAAACTATTGTGTAAAAGTTGGAGATTATGAAATAACTGATAAGGACTTAGATGCTCCTATCGGTCAACAAGAAATAAAAATAGTACCTGTAGCTGTTGGTGCTAAAGGTTTCAAAAGATTTTTATTGGGAGTAGTTCTTATAGGTGTTGCCATAGCATTACCAGGTGCGGCACCCGCTTTAGGTGCAAGTGGTTTTGTTGCAGGATCAGCAGGAGCGAGTGCTTTAACTGTTGCATTAGGAAATTTGGGTTTATATTTTGCACTATCGGGAGCAGCACAAATGTTAACTCCTACACCAGACAATACTAGTTTTGATGATCCAAATAGTTTTAATTTTAATGGAATTTTAAATACTATAAATGCTGGAAGTGCAATTCCAGTAGTTTATGGAGAAGTTTTTACTGGATCTATAATAGTATCAGCAGGAATTGATACAGAGGATTTCTCAGGAGGAACATAATGTTTAAAATACCTGAAAGAAAGGAAATTCAATTAAACCCTTTTAAGTGGTTTGGAGGTGGCGGTGGTACTGTCACTCCGATTGCTCCTTCAGTACAAAGTAGGCAAGCAGTAAATATTGTAGAGGTTTTAAGTGAGGGAGAGATTGAAGGTTTTCCTTCAGCAGCAGGACTTACTCAAGGAACTGATGCTTACAATAAAGCATCTTTAAAAGATATATTTTTAGACAAAACACCTATTGTAAAATCATCAGCAGATTCAAGTAATATAACGGATGCTGATTTTAACTTTCAAAGAATTTTATTTAAAACTCGTTTTGGAACAGCAAATCAAACTTCTATACCCGTTGTCAGTGATATAGAAACAGAAGTTAGTGTAAACGCCCCAGTAACTAATGCTGCATCTGTTACCCGAACAGTAGCTGAATCTAATATTGATGAAATTAGAGTCACAATACGTTTTGATGCACTAGTTTCCATTAATGATGAAGGTAAAAATGTAGGAAGGCAAGTCGATGTATTTGTATTAATTACTGAAAATAATGGAAGAGCAACTCGTTTTGATAAGAATCAAATTACTGGTACTGGTCCTGGTGGATTTTTAAACTTACTTACAGTACCAACATCTGCCTTTAGTGTTAGGGGTAAATCAAGAAGTGCGTATTCTAGGGATTTTAGAATCACTTTAAGAGAAGATACAGTTTTTCCAATTTCAATAACAGTTGGTAGAGACACTGCTGATACTAATGATGAGAAAATAACCGATACATTTAGGTGGGCATCTTTTACAAAAATAATAGATGAACAAAGACCATATCCAAATGTAGCTCATACTTACTTACGTTTTGACGCAGAACAGTTTCCTAGTATCCCAAGACGTTTATATAGGATTCGTGGAGTAAAAGTTAAGATTCCTCATAATGCAACTGTAGATCAAACCAATGGAAGATTAATTTATAGTGGTACTTTTAATGGAACGCTTACTACAACGACACATTGGACAACTGATCCTGCATGGATTTTATTTGATCTCATAACAAATAGTAGATATGGACTAGGAGAACATATTACTGAAGCTCAATTAGATAAATATTCTTTTTACAGTGCTTCTGTCTATGCTTCTGCATTAGTTGATGATGGTCAAGGAGGTCAAGAACCTAGATTTAGTTGCAATGTAGTTTTAAATCAAAGAGCAGATGCTTTTAAAACAGTGATGGCTCTTAGTTCTGTGATGAGAGCTATGACATTTTGGGGTGCAGGATCTTTAACACTGACTCAAGATAGACCTACAGATGCCAGCTATTTATTTAACTTATCAAACGTAACTTCTGAAGGATTTATATATTCTGGTACGAGTTTAAAAACAAGATCAACTGTTGTTTCAGTGTCTTACTTTGATATGAATAATCAAGAACCAGATTTTGAAACTGTAGAAGATACTGCTGCTAAAAACAAATATGGAATTATTCATAAAAAAGTAACGGGTTTTGGTTGTACTTCTAGAAACCAAG